AGAGGCGAATCGGAATCTCTAATCCAATCCACAACATATTGCCCTTTGGCTTCCATTACTGCCTTGTCAAACTCTTCTAGCCTACGGCTAAGGAACGCCTCGTCTTCTATGGCATAAGCTAATGCGTAAATGCGTTGCCTTTCAAGATTAAGAAAATCATCAATAGTAGTTATTGTTCCATCTGCCGCCACACGATTACCAGCCGCCACATTATCAGGGACGTCATTAATAATAGTATCAACGCCAAACGACACAGCAACTTTTTCCTTTGCCTCAGCTTTGGCCGCCATTGCATTCGCGTGAGTGGTTAGCTTACTGTTAGAAACAGGTGTAATTGCGGCCTGTAAATTAACTGCCGCAATCGGGTCTACCTGACCAAGCGCAGAGCTATAACCATCAATAATTGCATTAAGCTGAAGCTGAAACTCATCAGCCGACATATCAGTGTCTTTAGCTTCAATACTAAGTGCGCTGATCTCATTACGCGCCGCAATTTCCATATTGGTTTGCATTACGTCAATGGCAGTCTTGCGAGCCTTTTGGTCAAAGATGGTAAAGCCATCCGGCAGATCCGGGTCGAGAGTAACGCCAGTGCGGCTGGCTTCCTCAAGCTGTTTAACGCTTGGCGCAATCTCTGCGCCGTATTTGACGGCCGCAATTTCTGCTTCAGCTACAGCTCGCTTATAAACAAAGTCGGATATAGCGTTTAAGCCTTTACTTATGTTGTCGTAAACCTGAGCCTCTGCCGCGCCAGTTTGAATAAAGTTAACTGACGGCATACTGCCGATTGAAACACCTAGCGGTCTGTAACGTGGTAACTCTGCCATTATCCTAGTCCTGCCGCTTTAAATAATCTTGGATCAACTTGCCCAGCGCCATATCCCATAACTGGTTCAAGAGCTGTTGGCCCACCAATCAACCCAACATTATAAGCTGTCGTTCCAAATGATGTAAACGCCCCAATCATCCCAGCTTTCATAGTTGACTTAGCTTGTTGCATATATTGAGCCGCCTGCATCTCACCACCACGCATTGTGATTATCTCATTGTCCTGTACGGTATAAAGCTCTTGAACGCCTTTAGCCGCCGCATACTTTGCTAATCTTAATGCGCTACCTGAGAATGGGTCAATACCGCCAGATCCAGCCCTCGCCACAATAGCCGCCTGCGTCCTGAGAATGTTATCCATAACTTGAACGCCTTGTGCTTTGTATTTAAGGCTTTCCTGTTTTGCTTGTATCCGAGCCATAGTCGCTTGCGCCGCAAGCCCTCTGGCTTGCGAGCGAGCGGCTTGCATCTGCGATACAGCGCTTGCGGCAGATACCGCTAATTGTAATCCAGCCGTTGCACCCATTTTACTGTCCTGCGCTCACTTTATAATCTATGCCCAAGAGTGTCATCTTGAGCGGTACGGTTTGGCCAATCGTAATCTGACCATCATAATTATAACCTAAAATGCCGTGAAGTGTCTTTATTCCTGTAAACTCAGCCACATCATCGTCAAGAACCTCAGAACCAAACCGCCGGAATGGTACCTCTTTGCCGTTGATCGTTAATGCCTGTGTCTCAAACAATTCCGCATTCACCTCAAATATTCTCTTCTTAAAGCCCTTCAGAGAGCCGCTGGGTAGCCTTGGCTCTACTGGCAGTGTCTTTACCTCTGGCGTGAAGTTAAGACCGACCTGATAGCTCTCAGACGCCGCCGTAGCAAACGTGATCGTAAACGGCGTTGCAGGCACAGTTTGATCCGGCTCCACAATCCCATCACGAATGATCTTAACTGTTTCAGCTTCGAGGTGATCCATTGTGACAGACGCCGCCGCGCCACCTGTTTTGGCGCAGTCAAGCAATACTGTGCTATCAAATAGTTCGACATAATAAACCGTGCTACCATTGACCGTGCGTTTGACCACCACATAGATATCATCAATATCAACCCCGACATTTATAAACTCTCCATCGGTTGTCCATTCGCTAGGCGCGATGACATTCTGTGATCTCAATAGTGTATAACACGCAATCGACCCATCGTCACCATTTACTACCAAGAGGCGGTCACCCTCATCAGTACCAGTAGATTTACGCACCGCCATTTCTTCTGGCGATTTCAACAGGTGTGACGACAGCAACGAGATCTTAGCTGATGTGTAGGCGTTCTGCGTGTCGGTAAACAGAAACTCTTGCAACGCCTTGCCCTGACGTTGGACAAAGATGGTGGCGCCATCCACGTTCTGCAACCTAATGCCCGGCTTGATACCAAAGCCAGTCTGTTGTTTAACGATGAGATTGCTAGGCGTAATCGGTTCATCCAGAGTTTGAGGCACATAAAACTCACCGCCTGTCGTAAAGACTTGCAGATGGCGGCCAGAGAAAATATCGACAATGGCGTTAAATGTGCCAGTATCTAATGTGGCTTCAACGCCATCATCGTCCAGAGCTTCGCCCGGATTAAAGTTAAAGAAATCCGACACCCGGCTACCGAATAATGTTGATGGCCTACTGCTAGTGCCGCCAAAGTATAGTCGGCCTTCGTGGAAAGTCACCGATCTTGGATAGCCCCTTGTGGCTGACCATACATCTTCGTAACCGTGTTCTGTCTCAAACTTTCCAGCCGTTATGGCGCTGGTGTCAAAAAATGGAATTTCGACATACGCCTTGACCTCAGTGTCGCTAACGTATTCTGTCACCCTAGCGCGGCCGAAGCCTGACAAAACATTGAAATACTCATCCACCATTGCCGTGCCAAATGCCTTGACCGAATACTGGCTAGTGCCGTCCGGCGCTGTGTCCCAAGCTGGGAACACAGTCAGCACCTTAGTGGACGCTACATAATCCTCAACGTGCCTGACTTGGCCAACGCCAGTGCCAGCCGTGATTTCAATAAACATACCATTGGGTTGATCGTCAGACCCATAGCTTGATGCCGCCTTTAGCGTAATCGTGTTGCTGGTGCCGCCCTGAGCTGTGCCGTTGTCGCTAGTCACGCTGGATGCGGTGATAGTGATGTTGCCGCTGGTCGCTGACGGCGTGATAGTATATTGCGGCTCATGCGTGTCTAGGTTATACGCATACTTAGGGATGTGGGTAAATGTGATTGTGCTGGCTGTCCACGATGCGTCAGTTGCGCCACGCACAATCTTGAGCGGCGCCAGACTTTCGTGAACAACGATTACGGTGTCGGCAGACTGCACCCAATTCATTTCCGGCAAGATGGCGCTGGTCAATGCGGCCACAGTCAAATAATCATTGCCTGACCCATTGATGTTAGTGATGAGCGCACCATCCTTAAACACATACATCTTGCCGGGTGTGAACACCAGCATATAGCTGTCTGTCACACTAAACTCAAATGATACCATTCTGACAGCAGTGCCAGCCCCACTATCCAGCTCGGCAATAAACTTAGTGCCATCCCGGCGCTTGGCACCGCCTTGCGGCTGGATGCTGACGTTGCGAGCTGTCGTTAAGCCAGATCCATACTGCGTGATGTCAGTACGAGCGCGAAGCCTCGGATCTAGCTCGCCTGCGGTAAAATCATTTTGGATCTGGATGATGCGGCTCATATTAGAACCTTATGTCAGATATCGGAAATTCCTGTATGCTTTGGGCTGGTTTGTCGATGCCATCAATATTAATAGCAACGCGAACCAAACCGCCACGCATATTATCAGATGGGGCGCCATAGGCTTTCTGGTGATAGTAGTCAGCTTTGGTGAGCTGATCAGTAATTGGCTCGGCAAACTCTGCCGCCAATGCTGTTTTCAATAACCGCACAAAATACGGTGGGAAATCGGTAGGCTCTGGCCGATATTGATAATCAATATAGACAGTCTCTAAGTTCGTGTATAAACCACCAGCATAGATCTCATAATCACGCACCGAGCGCTCAGAGATTGCGCTGGTGGGAAAGACTGCCTTTGGCAAGCCAAGACGATCACCCGGCAACTGATACTTATATTTCCATTCGTTGATCGGGGTGTCTAGCAACTGGGCAAGCTGTACCTTCTTTAATGTCCAGCTATATGGGTACTGCATCAGAAGAGTGTCGCGCACATCGTCATAAAGACGGTCTGCAACCTGAGCCTCATCTGTGCCATCAGAAAAACTTGAAAGAGGTGATGCGCCAAGCATAATTAGCGCATCGGAGCAGATTGATAGTTTTGTGTCGCCAGAGGCCATAGTCTACTCCTAGTGAAGGAAGGGGCGACCGAAGCCGCCCCGACCAATATTAGTCGCTGTCAGTTACCACACCGATAACCGTGCCATTTGAGCAATCAACAACGCCTGATGCGTTTGATACTACAATGTGCATAGTTACTGTGCGAGTGCCGCCAGTTGAACCGTGAACAATAATCATGTCACCGACTTTTAGTGTGTCGGCAAGATCATTAAAGTAGCCAGAAGCGTCAACGTCTGTATGTGCATCAGCAGTCGTGTACACATATAGGGCCGGGGCGTTACCAGCTAAAGATTGTCCACCTAATGGGCCGAAGCCAGCTTGTGCGTATGCCATCAGTTAGCTCCTCTCTATTCTGTTGCGCTGATCTTGACAATACCTTCATCGTCAATGGCCACTGCACCAGCAGAGAACATTGAAGACACGAGGAAGGATGTCTTTTCAGCTACATAGTTGATTTCTGAACGCTGGTTCATGCCAATGCCCATCCCTACTGCATCGCGGTGGAATGCGAAGCAAGTGCGTGTGGATGGAAGTGGCAAGCCACCTTCGTCACGATCACCAAGAGTAACAAAGCGGAAACCGAGGAAAGTGTCGATTTCGCCCTGCACCAGTGCCTTAACGCTGGCGAAATCAGAGCTGGTCAGCTCAGTTTCGTCAAGCAGTGAAGACAGGCCATTGGCGTGGATCAACATAACGCGGCCTTCGGAAGGTACGTTTTTGGTGTCCAGTGCTTTCTTAGCGGCCAACAGCTTGGCAAGGTTCATATTTGAACCAACGCCGCCAATGTCGGTGCCAACGGTTGATGGTGAGGAAGCCGCGTTCAGTGCGTCAATGACGATCTGATCCATACGCCGGGATATCGCACTACCCACAACGGTGACTAATTCCCGCCTCTCGTCAAAATTGACCTTGGCTTGGTTGAAGATATCTGAATATTCAGCGGCGATGTAGTCGGACATCGTAGCTGTAACCTGTGAATAGGTTACGTTCAGAGGGGTGACGTCTGTCTGCGGTACGCGGACAGTTGCGGTGCCTTTCCCGATCTTCGGGAATTTTACCTGATTGCCTTCGACATTTGAACGCTCACGAACAAGTCCAGCAAGGGCGCGATTTGCTTGGTACGCCTGCTTGACTTCCGCATCGAACATTTGAACGAAAGCATTGGAAATGCCTACTGCCATTTCTCTATCCTTTCATAAAAAGTTTAATACAAGATCGCGTCAGGTATCCGATGCCGGGCTGTCACTTGGGCATAAACGCTACGCCCCCAAACGTGTGCGACAGGTCGAAGCTCGATTGTCTGTCAAGTCAAAATATAATGGAAAAACTGGGGCGTGTAAACACCCCAGTTAATTTACATAGCTTGATAGTCCTGAGTGCCGTAAACCTGTTCAAACATCTTCTCCACCTTTGCCCGGTAGATCGGATCATTGAGGTACTCAGGTTTCGCCACCATTGCGGTTAGCTCATCCTTCGATGGCGCACCTTCCGGCTGTGCCACATCAATCGGAATAGAGCGGTCGCCGTAGTAGCTTCTGATCTTCTGAAGAGCGCGAATGCCCTGAGCGGTGCCGCCCATAATCTTAAACTCTTCAAAGTCATCCTGACCCCAGACGCCCTTGCGTACTAGGGACTGACCCCACTCAGTCATAGACTTGATGATAGCGTCAGCGTTGTTGCCCAGTTTTTTATATTCTTCCTGATAAGAAACCTCAGCCATATCCGCTTCAGCCCCAGCCATATCAACAAACTTGCTGGCCAGCTCTTCAAACGCCGACTGACTAATGCCATTCTCTTTTGCCCAATCCTTATAGGTGTTGAACAGCTCATCATCTTCTGGGATGTTGGCATCAGCAAATGCGCTAACGTCATACTCTTCTGGTGCCTTGTGTTTGCCTTGGCTAAATTTCTTTTGTAATTCAGCGTAGCCTTTGGCGAGATCTTCGCCTGTCTTGAATTTTTCCGGCAACCATTCTGGCCGCTCGGCTTCGGTGGTTTGTTCAGCCGCTTGTGCTTCTGCATCTGGCTGAATATGGGAAATGCCTGCCTCTGCCTGCTGGTTATCTTCGCCTTCTGTTTCCAGAGTAGCGGAGGCCATCAAGCCTTCGGTTTCATCACTCATAAGTGTCTTGCCCTTTTCATTCTGCGTTCGATCTCTCGAACAATACTGTTTTGACCCTCTCTAGCCCA